GCTGTACGCCTGCCATTGCGACGGCCATATCGTGACGGTGGACCCTGACCCGGATTTGGCCGGCGGCTGGCAGCTGGCCAGGCGGTGGCCGGCCCCGCAGATCGCTTCCGAGTTTCGCGGCGGTTCGCAGCTGATCCCGTGGCGGGATGGCTGGCTGTGCCTGGTCCATGAGGTGGCCCACGTCAACGGCCAGAGAACCTACGAACATCGCTTCGTTTGGTTCGACGAGACGCTGCGGCTGGCCAGGCTGTCCTGCCCGTTCTGGCTGAAGGCGCGACAGATCGAGTTTGCCGCCGGACTGGCCGACTGCGGCGGCCGGCTGGTGATTTCGTTTGGTGTGCAGGATGCGGAAGCCTGGCTACTGACCATTGAGGGGGACGAGGCGTGGCGGTTGTTGTCACCGGTTACTGCCGGCTGAATAACGCGCACCGCAGCCACGCCCGCTACCTGGAGCTGGGCCGGCGGCTGGTGGGCCTGGGGCTGCCGACCCACGTTTTCTACGACGGCCGGCCTTCGGACCTGCTGCCGACGCCAAAGACCGTCACCAAGCCCGCCAGCCTGGCCGACTGCTGGCTGGCGACTGCCGCCGCAAACTGCCGGCCCCCGCCGGGCACGCCCGCGAAGGACACGACCCAATATTGCGTGGTGCAGCATCAGAAGTCGGCCTGGATGGCGGTGGCTGCCGACGACGCCAAAACCGTGATCTGGATTGATTTCGGCATTTTCCACCTGTTTGGCCTGCGGGACGCGGCGATCCGCGAGATGGTCGCCAAAGTCGCCGCCAATCCGCCTGACCGAATCACGATTCCCGGCTGCTGGCCGATGCAGGGCCGCCCGCTGATCAACTGGCAGCAGCCCGCCTGGTACGTCTGCGGGGGCGTGGTCGTGATGCCGGCAGCCTTGGCCGGCTGGTTTCACGATCGATGCGTGGACTATGCCACGTTGCAGATCGAGGCCAGCGGCCACGCCACCTGGGAGGTCAACACCTGGTCGGCGATCCTGCGGGATCACCCCGACCGGTTCAGCGTCTACGCCGCGGACCACGACGAAGCGCTGTTTGCAAACTATGGAGGCCCGCCGCCGTGAAAGCCCTTTGCGTGACCGGGTTTGTGCCCAACGCCTTCCCGGCCAAACACTTGTCGGCCGACCGCTGCCGCGAGCTGGGCGACGGCCTGAAGGCCGCTCTAGGCGACCGCCTGCACGCCTTCGACGATGGCTGGAGCCTCGACGATTGCTGGGCCTACGAACTGCTTCGGGCCAACCCCGGCCTCATGCCGTCCTGTGCCAGACCGCCGGCCGACCGGTTCCGCCAGCCGGCCGACATGACCCGCAGCAACATTGTTTTGCTGCAACGCTACGCCTGGATGGCCCGGGCGGCCGGTCATTTCCCTGACGTCGATGTGTTCGCCTGGGTCGAATACACAGTCTTGAAACAGCGGGGCGTCACGCCCGATGTGTTGTCCGGCTTCGCCGCCGCGCTGGAGCGTTACCCGTGCGACGCCGTGACGCTGCCGGGCTGCTGGCAGAAATCGCCGATCAACGATAGCCAGGCCCATTGGCGGTTCGTCGGCAGCTGCTGGGTCTGCCCGGCCCGGCTGGCGCTCAATGTGTTTCGGGCGGTCCAGACCGTGGCCAGCCTGCGGGCCGAGCTGACGGGCCGCCTGTCCTGGGACATGAACACCTTCGCTTACGTCGAGCTGCTCGAGTGCCTGCCGGTGCACTGGTATCCCGGCAACCACGATGAAACGCAATTCACCAACTACCGGGGCACCGCGTGACGTACCTGTGCGAACTGGCCCGGCGGCATCAGACCGACAAGGGTGGCGGCCACCTGGTCTACGGCGGCGAGCCGACCGACTGCTGCCACAACTACACGCCGGCGTATCACCAGCTGCTGGGGCCGCGGCGGCATATGGTCCGGCGGGTGCTCGAAGTCGGGGTGAACCGCGGGTGCAGCCTGCGGATGTGGGCCGAGTATTTCCCGGCCGCCGAGGTGATCGGGTTTGATCTGGACCCGCAGACGCTGTTTGCCGATGGTCGGATTCGCTGCTACCAGGCCGACCAGGCCTCGCCGATGGCGCTTCTGGACGCGGTCAGCCGGGCCGGCGGCGGGCCGTTCGACCTGATCATCGACGACGGCAGCCACCAGTGGCAGCACCAGGTCACGACCGCCGCCACGCTGCTGGGCCTGTTGGCCCCCGGCGGCGTCTACGTCGTCGAAGACTTGGCGATCGACTGCCACCCGGAACTGATTGCCGACCGGATCACGCCGCCGGCCGGGATCGTCTGGCGGGCCATTCCCTGCGGGTTTGGGCTGGGCGAAAAAGCCCGCTGCCACCCGGCCTGCGACCGCTGCGGCGGCACGGCCGGCGAGCAGCTGCTGGTCTACGAACGGAGGCTGCCGTGAAAATTGCCGTGTACGCCCTTTGCCGAAACGAAGAAAAGCACGTTTTCGACTGGGCCGAGTCGTGCGACGACGCCGACCTGGCCGTGGTCACCGACACCGGCAGCACCGACACCACGGTGCAGCGGCTGAAGGCCGCCGGCGTGACCGTCGCTACCGGGTACGTCTGCCCGTGGCGGTGGGACGATGCCCACAACCTGTCGCTGAACCACCTTCCGCCCGACGTCGACGTAGCCATTCGGCTGGACCTGGACGAGCGGCTGCGGCCAGGCTGGCGGCAGGCGATCGAACGGTCCTGGGTCGACGGCACGAACAACCTTCGGTATCGGTACGTTTGGAGCTGGAAGGACCACCCCGGCGGACAGCCCGGCCTCACGTTCCACGGCGATCGTGTCCACGCCCGGCACGGGTTCCGGTGGTCCGGGGCGACCCACGAAGGCCTGGTGTGCTGGCACGGCGACCGGCGGGTGGCGATCGCCGAGGGCCTGGAAATCTGGCATTACCGGGACCAGGGCAAGCGTCATGCCACCGACCTGGCCCTGCTGCGGACGGCCGTAGCCGAGGCCCCGCACGATGCCCGAATGCGGTGGTATCTGGCCCGCGAATGCGACTACGCCGGCCTGCCAGAGGCGGCGGCCCAGTTCGCGGCCTACCTGAAGCTGCCCGGCGGGACGGCCACCGAGCGGGCCTACGCCCTGCGGGTGCTGGCCCGTCTGACGGGCGACGAGGCCCACCTGCACAAGGCGGCCAGGGAAGCGCCCTGGGAGCCTGACGCCTGGGAGGGCCTGGCCAAGGTGCGACAGGACCAGGCCGACTGGCGGGAGGCCTACGCCTTCGCCCGGGTGGCAGTCGATGCAGCCGGCGAGCCGACCCACGCCACCGATCCCAACTGCCGACTGCGGTGCCTGGATCTGGCGGCGGTCGCCGCCTGGAACATGGACCAGCGGCCAGAGGCCCTGCGGATGGCCGAGGAAGCCGCGGCACAATGCCCAGACAACCCGCGGCTGGCTGAAAAGGCTGCCGGGATGCGTCGCCTGCTAGAGGTGCAAGGGTGAGCACTGGCCGAGAAATCGCCGACGCCTTGGCGGAATCGCTGGGCCTATACGCCTTCACCGCACTGGTGCCAGCGGTCTACCGGCAGAACTGGCCGACCTTCGAGATTGAAGACATGGCGGACCCGGTGATCGCCGTGATGCCGGCCGGGTTTGAGACGACGATGAGCGGCCGCGGCCCGTCAGGCGGGTCGATCACCTGGCAATACGACTACGAAATGGCGGTGTTCGTTGGCCGCCACACGCCGACCGACGCCCTGGCCGACGGGATGGTGGACCTGGCCGAAGAGGTGGTAGACGCCATTCGGCAGCATCAATGGGACGCCGCGGTGGCCTGGCCCACAAGCGTGACCAGCCCGATGCTGGCCACGATTGAGATCAACCCCGACGACGCCCTGCAAGACCGCAACGTGTGGCGGGCCGTGATCACCGCGACCTATCGGGTGTTCCGATGATCGCAAAAATGGCGGTGAAATACGTCAACGAGGCCCGACGGGTGCAGGCGGCCTACGACAAGGGACTGAAAAAGTCGCTTGACCGGGCCGGCACGATTACCAGGCGAAACGCGCAGCGGCAGTTTTCCAGCCGCAGGAAAAAAACCAGCAACCCCGAGTTTCGTTTGGTCGGACAACGGGACGGCGTGCCGCTGGTATCGGCGTCGTTTCGGCCTCCGATTCCGGCAAAGGTAACCAGTTGGAAGACACGACGAAACCGCAAAGGCTATTTGCGATCGGCGATACGCTACGCGAAAGACATGGGACAACAAACCGTTGTGATTGGCCCCAGCGACAAGGCGGCCCACGTCAACGAGCTTCAGGAGTTTGGCGGGCCAGCCACGCAAGAGTTTCGCCTGGTGAGCCAATACCCTGTTCCTGAGTTTCGAGGCCGCCGGGTCCAAGGCCGCGGAATCAACGCCGCCAGGGCGCTGGTCGGTATCTGGGTGGACCGCCGCAGCAACCGCCGCGGCCAGACCGCCGAACGCCGCAGCGTCAAGGTGCCAGCCGGCCGGTTCATGGGCAAAGGCCTGGAAAAAACCATTCCGGTCCTGCCGCAGCAGTTCAAGGGCTTGATTCAAGGCCCCTAGCCAGACCCCCTGCGGTCAGGCCGCCACGAAATCTACCCTGCAAATGCCCCCAGGAGCATTTCACAGATGGCAGTAACCCTCGGCAAGGACGTCAGCGTCTCAGGCGTTTCCAACGCCCGCAGCGTGACCGTCGACGCTTCCGGCAACGAAATCGACATTACAAAGTTTGGTGACACGGTTCGCAAATTTCGCACGTCGCACGTTGAGCTGACCTGCGAAATTGAATGCATTGACGATCCCGGCGTCGAAGTCGGCGACACGTTCTCGCTTAGCGGCCCGCAAATCGGCGCAAGCAAAACGTTCGTTGTCACTAGCGTTGTCGAAAATCAGCCGCTTGACGACATCGTCACCTTTACCGTTTCAGCGTCCAACACCGCAACCGCCTAACGATCAGGAGCAGCAACGATGGCAGTCACCCTCGGCAAGGCAGGCACAGGCGCGCCAAATTTTGGCGACAACGTGATTTCGGCAACGCTGACTGAAGAAGCGCCAACGATTGACATCACCAGCCGGTCGACCGACAGCACCGCCAACCCGGCCTATCGCGAGTTCAAAACCGGGATCAAGGCCGAAAACTGGGAAATCGAATGCTATGACCCGACTGGACTAGTCGGCGAGCTGACGACGCAGCTGGCAGACGGCACGTTCGGCGTGGTCAGCGTGTCCGAAAACATCACGATTGACGGCCCGAACACCTACACGGTCACGATCCGCAAGGGGTGATTTGTGGCAGTGGTGCTGGGCAAGACCGCGACGGTGAGCTGTGGCGGCGTGTCGGCCGGCAGCCGCAGCGTGACGGTGGAAGAAACAGCCGACGAGTTGGAATTTCAGCCGTTTGGCGTTCGGGATAAGTACGTCTACACGACTGGATGGACGGTCAGCGTGCAGGCTGAGTTTATCGACGACGCGGCCACAGGATTGATCAACCAGCTACAGACTGGAGCGGAAGCGACGGTTTCGATCGCGCCGGGCGGCTGGTCGTTTGTCGGCAACGTGACATCCATTTCGCAGTCGGTTCCGCTTGACGGTGTGACCAGTTGGACGGTCACTATCAAAAAGACTTATCCAGGCTTGAGGTGATTGGTGCGAGAAATCAGAGACGACGAAGGCCGGCCGTGGCGGATCACGCTAAACGTCAGCGCGCTGATGCGGATTCGGGACAGCGTGACCTATGAGGCCGAGATTGAAAATGACGACGGCACGAAAACGAAACAGACCGGGCCGCTCGACCTGGCCGACATCGGCAGCATCGACAAGACCCTAACCGTCTTAAAACTTCAATACACGAAGCTGGGCGAGATTCTGTGGGCAATCCTTGAACCGCAGGCAAACGAGAAAAACATCAGCCGCGACAGTTTTCTGGACGGTCTGCGAGGCGACGCCCTGGAAGAGGCAGCCAAGGCAATGGAGGCCGAACTAATCGATTTTTTCCCCAAGCGCCACCGTCAAATGGTCCAGCTCATGGCCGAAAAGTACGACGAGCTGACGGTGGCGATGGTCACGCACGCCGAGCAACAGATGGCGGCCGTCAACGTCGACGGCGCACTGTCTGGGACGCCATCTGGGAGGCCGCCGGCATCCTCGGATGCCACCCCGGCCAATGGACGTTCCGCCAACTCTGCCAAGCGCGGGACGCGCGGCTTGAAGCGGACTGGTGGCACACTGCAAACATCCTCGCCCTGACCTACAACCTGAACCGCGGAAAAAACAAGCCGGCCAAATCACCCTACGATTTTCACCCGTTCGCCAAAAAACCGCCGGCCCGACCGGCCACCCAGGCGGACCTAGAGCGACTATTCGGAAAACCAAATGGCGGGCGCACAGGGAGTTAGAGCAGGCCGAGCGTTCGTCGAGATCGGTGCCGACCCTCGAGCCTTCAAACGGGCGTTGGCCGATCTGCAAAAGTCGGTCGGAAAATTAGGCCGCAACTTCCAGGTGGCCGGCGCGGCATTGACCGCCGCCGGCACCGCCGTGGCAGGCACGCTGGCCGGTGCCGCCGCATCGTTCGCGTCGGCCGGCGATGCCATCCAGAAAATGGCCCTGCGCACGGGCATTTCCACCGAGGCCCTGTCGGCACTGTCGTTCATTGCCGAGCAAAGCGGCACCGACCTGGGCAGCCTTGAAAAGGGCATCCGGCGGATGCAGTCAAGTTTGCTCGACGCAAACATGGGCCTGAAAAGCGCCAACGATGCGTTTGAGATGCTGGGCGTGTCGGCCAAAAGCCTGGAAGGTCTGTCGCCTGAAGAACAGTTCTATCGGTTAACGGCGGCGCTAGGCAACGTCGAAGACGCCAGCGAGCGGGCAGCCCTGGCCCAGCGGATTTTCGGCCGGGCGGGCACGGCGCTGCTCCCGATGATCGACGCCGGCGAAGCCGGGATGGCCGAGCTGCGGGCCGAGGCCGAGCGGCTAGGGCTGATCTTTGACCAAGAAACCGCCGACAAGGCGGCCGCTCTGACTGACGCCATGAATTCGCTCAAGCGAGGCATGGGCGCGATCGTCGTGCAGATCGGGTCGGCGGTCGCTCCAATCTTTACCGACTTGGCGAAGACCTTCAGCGTGGTCGCCGGTCGTATATCGTATTTCGTCAAAAACAACGCCGATTTGATCGTGTCGGTTCTAAAAGGCGGGGCGGCGGTGGCCGCCATCGGCGGCGGGCTGATCGGCCTGGGCGTAGCCCTGCAAGCCGCAGCCTTTGGCATGGGAGGGCTAGCCAAGGCTGCTGGTTTGGTTATTGGACCGCTCAAAGGCATTGCCACGGCCACCGCTCAAATCCTGGTCTGGCTGGTCAAAGCCACGGTCGGCACGGTGGCCTACGCCGCCCAGTCGATCGCGGCGGCCACGGCCACAGCGGCCGCCTGGGCGGTGGCAAACGCCCCGCTGATTGCCATTGGTGCCGCCATCGCCGCCGCAGCCGCGTTGGCCGTGCAGGCCGCCGGCGGGTTCGCCAAGCTGGGCCAGCAAATGCAATCAGCGTTCAGCGGCCTGGGCGAAATGGCCAGCGGAGCCGGCAACGCCGTTAGCCAGGCTTTTGGCACGATGCTGGCTGATGCCCGGCAGGTGTTTGGCGATCTGCACGACATCTCGGCGACCACCTTTGGCGGCATCTCCGACGCGCTGGCTGTTGGCGACTTTGCCGGGGCAGCTGAAGTGGCTTGGCTGGGCCTGCAAGCGGTCTGGCAGCGCGGCATCGCGGCCATCATGTCCTACACCGATCCGTTTGTTGAATACCTGCAAAACGTCTGGGGCAACGTTTCCACGTTTACCATCAACGCTGTCGACGGGCTGTTTTCGTTTCTGCGGCAAGGGTTTCGGACAGGCTTTGCGGTCGTGCAAGGTATCGTCGACAACGTCGTGAACGGGATCCTGAACACGTTCGACAGCCTGGTGACAAACATTCGTATTGCGTGGACCCGCGTCCAGGGTTTCATCACCGGTGCCAAGGACACGCGAGAGCGTGTCGACAAGATTCGCAACGAGCAGCAGGCCCGCCAGGAGCAACGCCGCCAAGAGCGGCCCGGCATCGCTAGCCGCGTGCTTGAGGCCGGCCAGCAAAACTCACAGGACGCCAGGGATACGTTCATTCGGCAAGACGCCCGAATTGACGCCAACGAACAAGCGCAGGCAGACCGGGCGGCCCGCACGGCCCAGCGTGCCGAGGAACGTCAGGCCGGGATCGCCGACACGACTGGCCGCCTGGATTCGGCCCGCCAGCGCTTGGCCGCCAACCGCGAGGCCGTGGACTTGCTGCCCAGCATCGCCCAGGCTGGCACGCTCGACGAGTTGCAAAAGCTGGCCGCCCAGATCAAGCAGCTGGAGGCCGCCGGAGCCTCGGCTGATGTGATTGAGCGGCTGACTGACCAGATCGACGATCGGGCGATTGAACTAGACAAGCAGCGGGCCGACCAGGCGCGTGCGGGCAGTAACGAAGCGGCAAACGCCCAGCAAGCGGACACACGGCCAGGCCCGGCACAAACCGACGTGGTCGGCACGTTTTCAGCAGCTGCCCTGGGGCAAATGGGTTTCGGCAGCAACCTGGCCCAGCAGCAGCTCGACGTTCAAAAGAAGATCGAAGAAAACACCCGCCGCGACAACGTCGGCACGGTGGTGGAGTAGGAAATGCCGATTCTGACCTGGATTGAGGACAGCGAAGGCAGCCGATCGGCCTCGATCGGCCGGTTGGGTCGGCGAATGCAATCCAGCTACATCAAGCGATGGAAGCTGTTTGGCACGTCTGACGACGTCTTGGCCCATCAGGACGTTTCTACGACGCTGTGGCAGCAGTACCTTTATTTTCAGTACCCCGGGCAACCGCTGAACCAGCTGCACCTGGAAAGCTACACGCTGGAATATTTAGGCGACAAGGCTTACCAGCTTGAGGCGTCCTACACGTCAATGGGCGGCGAGGACGACGAAAATCAAGACCCGCTAAAGCGTGGCCGATCATTTGATACCGGCGGGGCCACCCAACACATCACCCAAGGCATCACAGAAACCCGCTACGGCGACAACGCACCGAACCAGCAAAAAGCGATTGCGGTCACTACGGACACCATCAACGGCGTGGATATCGTCGTCCCGCAGCTGACGTGGACCGAATCCTATGACGTGCCGACGCGGTTTGTAACGACCGACTACATCAAGGCTTTGCACCGACTGACAGGCACTGTCAACAACGGGTCATTTCGCGGGTTTGCAGCTGGCGAGGTATTGTTTCTCGGCTCGAGCGGGTCGCAACAATGGGACGAAGATAAAGGCGACGGGCCGTGGGCGCTGTCGTTCAAGTTTGCTGCCAGCCCAAACGCCGGCGAAGGCCAGGGGACGCCAGCTCTGTCGATTGGAGAGATCGACGACATTGAAAAAAAGGGGCACGAATATCTGTGGGTGCTGTACGCCAACGACACAGACCAAAACACGCTCATCAAGCGGCCGCAGGCCGTCTACGTCAACCAGGTATACCGCGAGGCTGATTTCGCCGGCCTTGGGATCGGGGTGAACTGATGACCCGCCGCAGCGACGGCCGGGTGGAGCCTGGCCAAAGCCTTAAGACGGCGCTTTCGGCAAGGGCCTGGAACCGCGCCCAGGATGCCGCCGACGTTGTCCTGAAAACGTTGGGCGGCGTGCAAGGACAGGAGATGCCGCGGCAGGCGTTGCCCTATACCTGGATTCTGGCGAAAAACGAGACAGGCGAGGCGGTGCCGGTTGGTGGAAACATGAGGCTAACCGCGCCGGTTATTGAGCCGACCAGCATTTTGGCTGACAACGCCACGGTTCAATTCCAGCGAATGCCATTGTTTAGCGGTTCGACCAGTTCTGATGGCGTTTACACCGACACGACCACGTTGGCCATTGCCGTTGAGCCTATAAACAACAACGCTATTGGCCGGGTGGCGATTAGCGGCGTTGTCCCTGCGCGGTTTCGTATTACATCCACGATTCACAAATACGCCCTAGGCTTTAACTCTGTCGAAGAGTTGCAAATTGCACCATTTGGTCCGGCCCGCATTTTGCACGTTACTGGATCGCTTAACTCTGAGAGGCAGTGGGGCCTAGTGCATTTGGGAATGCCAGGCCGCACAGCGGTAATTGAGTTCACAGAAAACTGGCCACGGGATACTGCCAAAACGTGCGACGTTCGAGATACCAACGGGTTGACGTTAGAAGTCAAAAATGATTTGGCGGCGATTTTTAATGGATGCCAAGAGCTGAGGTACGGCATAGCAACGCTGGCCCACAACGCTTGGTATCTGACTGCCGTTGAGTTTGGGAACGACTGATGCTGTGGTTTTCCAATCCGCATTCCGGGTCTTGCGGATGCCAGTGCGGGTCGCTCAAAAACACTTTGACAGTAACGTTTGAGAGCATTCCAGGCGCGCCCGACAATTGCGTGGCCGAATTGCTGAACGGCACGAGCCTGGTATTGAAAGCATCAAACCCAATCAAGCTAGTGCGTGTCTGCCCCAGGGCGCAGTTTGGCACGCCGCCAACTGTGAGCTTTGACAACACCGGTTTTGTCGGCGACCCTGCGCCTTTGGTGCTGGGCCAAACAACACCTGGCAGCGGGCTGGCAAAACTTGGACGCAAGGCTCCCGAGTTAGAGTTTGCACCGTCGTCCGGCAGCGGGGGCACGTTTACCGTAATTCTCAAGCAAACGACCGATATTGCCGGCGTGATTGCGTGGACGATCGACAGGGTCGACGTTGCCGGCCAGCACCAGGGCATGACGAACGGATTATTTTCGGTGACGTCATCGACTCCCAGCACTGTTGGCCTTGGCACCGAACAGCTGCTGCTAGTGCGAACCAGTGGAGTTTTGCGTGAAATTGTCGTGATCAAAGGCGGGACTTTTTACGCGGAAGATAACACGCTGCCGGCCATTGTTGCAGGCATTGACGCGCCGATTTTGCAGCTGTCGCCAAGCAACGGCAGCGGTGCAGAAGTTTCGATCACGGTAGACGATGACGTGAATAGTCCAACGTTTGGGCAGGCATCTGTTGAGCTAACCAGCGCTGGCGAAAACTACATGATCTTGGGCGGGGATTGCCGCTATTCTGTCGATTGCTCAAGGGGTTCTGCCGTCCTGCAATTCCTGGCGGCGGACGACGCCTGCTCGTCAGCCGGGTTGCCGTTTAGTCGGCTTGGCCAGCTGGTTTCTGGCCGGAACGGAAAATTGCGACTCACAGTTTCTGCCATCGCAAGCGCGGTTTTCGGCGACGACTACCCGACAGGTGGTGCCATTTTGGAATTTGACGGCGCGACGGACGACTGCAGCGACCTGCCGGTTCTCGACGGCGTGGGGGACGCCGCCGGTGGCACGGCGACGCTGGAGTGGGGCGGAACCTATCTTGGGCCACGCGGGCCATGCTGCGAAGGGTGCCCGGCCAACGCCGAAGACGTTGCAAGCATCCTATCTCTTGCAGTCACACTTGACTACAACAGCGGTGGCGTATGCTCTGACGGCAACGTGACATTGACATTGACGGCCAGCAACAACTGGCAGGCAAGCCATCTGTTTGGATCAAGCGGGGTAAGCGTTTTTTTTCTTTGGAACGACGGCCACTACTACCTTGTTGCCAACGCCGGTGCAAACTTGGGTCAGCTGATTCCTTGCTACCCGTGCCAAAGCAACTCAGGCGTGGGCGGCACGGTTATCATGGGCCGACAGGAAATATCTGGCCAATGTCTTCCAGTCGGTTTTGCTGACGAAACGTTTGATCGTGGCGACTGCGCAGCAACCCTAACCGTGTCGGCGACCGTGGCCCTGGCATGATCACGATTCGCAAAACTGGCGACATCTGGCGGTGCGTGGTCTGCGGCCAGGCCTCGCCTGACCAGCAGCGGCCGCACCTGGGCAACTGCCGGTGCACGACCAAGCGGCTGGGGCTAGGCGATCGCGTGGCGGCAGTGCTGGAAAAGGTCGGCATTACCAAGCGACGCGCCCAGCGGGTGGCCAAGGCCGTGGGTCTGAAGGACTGCGGCTGCCCGCAACGCCAGGAGGCCCTGAACCGGGCCGGCTACCGGCTTGGAATCGGCACGCCACCCCCTCCAGATTCTGGGCCAACCGGTTGAAAATGCGGGCGAAACTGCCATTTGCCCCAGGGCCAGTTCTGGCAC